ACAATGGAAGATTTGTTAGCCGACAGAGACTTGATGGGTCGCTCCTCATTCGCATGAAAACCGCCAGAATCCTAGTAGCGCTTTCTATTAGTATTTTGGCGGGATGTTCTGCTTTAAGCGCACTTGTGCCCGGCATGGGGGGTGGAACAAACGTCGCTGCCAACACTCAGGTGGGTAAAGAGAATAATCAGACTGGTGTCCAAGTCGGTGACGTAAAAGAAAACAAAGTTGAGGCGCAACAAATCGGTAAGCTGTCGCAAGCAGAAACCGCCATCGACGCCGCCAACGTAACCATCAACAGTTTACCACCTTGGGTTCTGTTGTTAATCATCCTAGGCTGGATTCTCCCTAGCCCAATGGAAATATACAAGGGGCTGATAAACGCTATCAAGGGTAGTATAAGCTATTCGTTCGGTGGTGTCATAACCCTTGTTAACCTTATAAGAGGTAAGTGATGTTAAAAATAATCCTAATAATCTTCTCATTAACCCCCAACGGTGAAGCAACCATTCTGGGCAAACATGAGGTAAAGACGTTGGATGAGTGTGTTGTTAAAGCTACATACGTCAACTCAAACCCAGAGAACCCCTACAACGCTGCATGTTACCCTATAGAGATTAAGGCGAACCTGTGAGTGATTTAAAGATTGAATTACTCCCGTGGCAAAAGACGGTATGGGCTGATGAGACTCGTTTCCATGTGGTAGCGGCTGGTCGGCGCACAGGAAAGAGTAGATTGGCGGCTTACCGTTTAATCGTTGAGGCTTTACAAAGCCAGAGAGGGCATGTATTTTATGTTGCTCCTACGCAAGGTCAAGCTCGTGACATCATGTGGCAAGTCCTGCTTGAGGTTGGTCACTCTGTCATTACAGGTAGCCATATTAACAACTTGCAGATTAAGCTTATCAATGGGGCAACTATTAGTCTCAAAGGTGCTGATCGGCCTGAAACGATGCGGGGTGTTTCGCTAAAGTTTCTGGTACTTGATGAGTATGCAGATATGAAGCCAGCGGTGTGGGAGCAAATCCTTCGACCTGCGCTGGCTGACTTGAAGGGGAGAGCGATGTTCATTGGTACGCCGATGGGTCGTAACCACTTCTATGATTTATACCAATACGGTTTAAAAAGAACCGATGACACCTTCCAATCTTTCCACTTTACTTCGTTCGACAACCCGCTACTTGACCCTAAAGAGATTGAGGCAGCTAAGAAAAGCATGTCCTCATTTGCATTCCGGCAGGAGTTTATGGCATCTTTCGAGGCAGCAGGTGGGGAGTTATTCAAAGAAGAGTGGATAAAGTTTGACGAGGAAGAGCCTGATGATGGTGACTTCTACATCGCGGTTGACTTGGCTGGCTTTGAGGCTGAAGGGGCTGTTGGTGTTAAGAACTCTAGGCTGGACTCCACTGCCCTAGCTATTGTAAAGGCCAACGAGAAGGGCTGGTGGGTGGCAGAGATCATCTACGGCAGGTGGGATGTCAAGGAAACAGCCAAGAAGATCTTTGATGCTGTTGAAAAGTACCAGCCTATAGCTGTCGGAATTGAGAAGGGTATCGCTAAACAGGCGGTTATGCCCTACATGACCGACATAATGAAGAGAACCCAGACATTCTTCAGGGTTGACGAGCTAACACACGGTAATAAGAAGAAAACAGATCGTGTCGTATGGGCGCTGCAAGGGCGTTTTGAGAATGGTTACGTCAAACTCAACAAAGGTGATTGGAACAACGAGTTCCTAGACCAATTATTTCAGTTTCCAAACAAGCTAGTACATGATGACTTGCCTGACGCACTGTCTTACATCGAGCAACTTGCAAAAGTAGCTTATGTTTTTGACTTTGAAGAGGAAGAGTACGAGTACCTAGACACAATTTCAGGATATTAACTATGCCAAACGGATTATACGCAAATATTAACGCCAAGAAGAAACGCATAGCCGCTGGTAGTGGTGAAAAGATGCGTAAAGTTGGCAGTAAAGGTGCTCCTAGTGCTGCTGATTTCAAGGAATCTGCTAAGACAGCCAAGAAACCTAAGAAGAGTAAGTGATGGCTGATAAAAAAGTATCCCTCACCAAGAAGGATAAGAACCCTACAGGTGGTCTGTCCGAGTCAGGCCGTAAACGCATCAACGCGGCTACGGGAAGTAACCTAAAACGGCCTCAACCAGAAGGCGGAGCGCGGAAAGATTCTTTCTGTGCGCGTATGGGCGGTGTAAAAGGCCCCATGAAGAAACCTGACGGCAGCCCTACCCGCAAAGCCCTAGCATTAAAAAAGTGGAAGTGTTAATATGGACGACGATAAAAAGTATACAGACCAGAAGGTTGAAAATTGGGTTATCGATAAGGTAGACCAATGGCGCGACCACTACAGTGCTAACTACGAGCAGAAGTTTGACGAGTACTACCGTCTTTGGCGTGGTATCTGGTCAGCAGAGGACAAGACCCGCGACTCAGAGCGCTCACGTCTCATCTCACCAGCCCTCCAGCAAGCCGTGGAGTCATCTGTCGCTGAGGTGGAGGAGGCTACCTTCGGTCGTGGTAAGTGGTTTGACATTCGGGATGACCGTAATGATAAAGATCCAAGGGACATTGCCTACCTTCGTGAGCAACTAACTGAAGATTTCCACTATACCAAGACCCGCAAGGCTGTAGCCGAGTGTATCCTTAACGCCGCTGTCTATGGCACTGCCGTAGCCGAGTTGGTTATTGAGGAAACCAAGGAGATGAAGCCAGCTACCCAGCCTATCATGGATGGGGCGATGCAAGCGTTTGGTGTTACTGTCCAAGACCGGGTTGTTATTAAACTACGCCCAATCCTACCACAGAACTTCCTGATTGACCCTGTTGCCACCTCTATTGAGGATGCCTTGGGTGTTGCGATTGACGAGTTTGTTCCTAAACACCAAGTAGAGATTGGAATTCAAAATGGTATCTATCGGGATGTTGATATTGAGTCTGCCAGTACTGATTCAGATATTGAAGCAGACAAAGAACTTACCTCTTTTGACGAAGATAAAGTTAGACTAACGAAGTATTATGGTCTTATCCCACGTCACTTGTACAACAGTGCGGTGATGGAGGAGTATGACGAAGATGGTGAGCTGTCTAAAGAAGTAACACCCGAAGAAGGTGAAGACGAAGAGGCTGAGGGCTACGTTGAGGTAATTGTCGTTATCGCCAACGGTGGTCAACTGCTCAAGATCGAAGAGAACCCCTACATGATGAAGGATCGCCCTGTCGTGGCTTTCCCTTGGGACGTAGTACCCTCTCGCTTCTGGGGTCGTGGTATCTGTGAGAAAGGCTATAACAGCCAGAAGGCTTTGGATGCTGAGCTTCGCGCCCGTATCGATGCCCTAGCCCTCACTGTCCACCCAATGATGGCTATGGATGCCTCTCGTATGCCTCGTGGGGCTAAGCTGGAGATCCGTCCCGGCAAGACAATCCTTACTAACGGCAACCCTGCTGAAATCCTACAGCCATTTAAGTTTGGTAACCTAGATCAGGTAACCTTTGCTCAGGCTGGTGAGTTGCAGAAGATGGTTCAGATGGCTACTGGCGCTATTGACGCTGCTGGCATCCCCGGAACTATCAATGGTGACGCTGCTGCTGGTGCTGTGTCCATGTCGATGGGTGCAATTATCAAGCGCCACAAGCGTACCCTGATTAACTTCCAAGAGTCTTTCCTAATCCCTATGATTGAGAAGACAGCGTGGCGTTACATGCAGTTTGATCCTGAGCACTACCCTGCTAGTGATTATAAGTTTGTACCTTCGTCATCTCTGGGCGTTATTGCTCGTGAGTATGAGGTTACCCAACTTGTACAACTGTTGCAGACGCTTGGTCAAGATAGTCCAATGTACCCAATGCTGGTTACAGCGGTTATTGACAACATGGGTCTGTCTAACCGTGAAGAGATTATCGCTCAAATGGCTGAGGTGTCTAAGCCTGACCCACAAGAGCAGCAAATGCAACAACAGCAGATGCAACTTCAAATGGAGATGGCTCAAGCGCAGTTACAACTTGTTCAATCCCAGACAATGGAGGCTCAAGCGAGAGCACAGAAATACGCTGTCGAGGCTCAACTTGAACCAGAGGTTGTTAAGGCTAAGATGGCTGCGGCTATCTCTACCAACATCCAGCAGGGGGACGCTGATGATGCTGAGTTTGAGAAACGTGCCCGTATCGCTGATCTGATGCTCAAGGAAGCTGACATTAAGAGCAACGAGCGCATTGCAGCGATGCAAGTGAGCTACAAGAATAACAAACAAAACACTTGACAAATTACTAAAAGTGTGGTATAATTGCAACATCTCTCCACATTATGAAAGGATAAAGAGATGGACAAAGAACTACAAGATTATTACGAAACATTACTAGATTTGTTTGCCTCAAAGGGCTGGAAGCAATACCTAGAAGACATCTCCGACAATATGGAGCTACTTCAGGATATTACTACCATCCCCGATGAGAAGCAATTCTGGTTTCGCAGAGGACAAATAGAAGCGGTACAGCGAGTTCTCTCTTACGAGTCAGCGATTAAAAACAGCTACGAGGACTTTGAGAGGGAAGTAAATGCCTAAACGTATCTACGAGTTTATCTGCGGAGATGACCATCTCACAGAAGCTTACATTGATTCGGAACTCCGAACAACCAATTGTAAGGTGTGTGGTCAACCTGCTATTCGTATCGTTAGCAAGCCTATGGTCAAACTTGAGGGCGTGACCGGAGATTTTCCCGGAGCTGCAATGCAGTGGGAACGGAAGCGAAACGAGAAGATGGCGCAGGAAAGAAAGAGTGCCGCTGAATAAGCACAAGCACATAGTTATATTCCACAATGCTTATTAGCACGGAGAGTTTAATGGCAACATTTATTGACGAAGGCGACGAGTCGCAACAAGACGAAGAAGAGTATTCATCTATCGAGGATGAAGAGGAACAGGAAACCCCTGAACAGGAACCTGAACCGGAAGATACAGAAGATGACATTCCTGAGAAGTATAAGAACAAGTCTGTTAAAGATATTGTCCGTATGCATCAAGAGGCCGAACGCGCAATCGGCAAGCAAGGGAGTGAAGTCGGGGAACTTCGGCGTATTGTAGATGACTTTGTACAAGCCCAAACCGTCACAAAACAACAACAAGCCCCAGAAGTCGAGGAAGAGGTAGATTTCTTTACCGATCCCGAAAAGGCTGTTGCATCAGCTATTTCCAAGCATCCGAAGGTGCGCGAGGCAGAACAGCTCTCGGCACAAATGAAGAAGGCAGAAGCGCTGGCTAACCTAAAAACTGCACATCCTGATTTTGATAAAGTCGTCCAAGACGGTAGCTTTGCAGAATGGATTAACAAGAGTAAGGTTAGGCAAGAGTTGTATAGTCGAGCTGATCGCTCGTATGATTTCGACGCTGCGAATGAGTTGTTAACCACTTGGAAAGAAAGATCCCAAGTAGTTGCTCAGTCACAAGAAGTCGAGAAAGCACAGCGTAAGCAAGCAGTCAAAAGCGCATCCACTGGTTCATCCAAGGGAAGTGGTGAGACAGCAAGTAAGAAAACCTATCGCAGAGCCGACATCATCGAACTCATGCGTACAAACCCTGACCGATACCAACAACTTGCTGACGAAATCATGCAAGCGTATTCGGAGGGTCGTGTTAAATAACCATTTTGAAAGAGAATTTTTATGGCACTCGGAACTAATCACGTCACCAATACAACTGGTGCAACGTTCATCCCTGAATTGTGGTCTGACGAAATCATCGCAGCCTACAAGCAAAACCTCGTTATGGCGAACCTCGTCTCTAAAATGTCCTTCAAGGGCAAAAAGGGCGACACACTCCATATCCCTAAACCTACCCGTGGCACTGCTAGTGTTAAAACTGCAGAACAACAAGTCGCTCTGCAAGCCGCAGTTGAGACCGAAGTTCAGGTGTTGGTGAACAAGCACTATGAGTACAGCCGTTTGATCGAAGACATCACGGAAACTCAAGCTCTGGCTTCACTGCGTAAGTTTTACACTGGTGACGCTGGCTACGCGCTGGCTAAGCAAGTTGACACCGACTTGATTCAATTGGGTCGCGGCGCTCAAGGTGGTAACGGTACTATCGCTTATGACCAAGCTGTTATCGCTTCTGACGGTTCTACCCTGTACACGGGCGGTAACGAAGCTGCAATCACTGACGCTGGTATCCGTAAGGTTATCCAGACGTTGGACGATGCTGACGTGCCTATGGACGGTCGTTGCTTGGTATTGCCTCCTGTAGCTCGTAACGTGATGATGGGCTTGGCTCGTTTCACTGAGCAAGCTTTTGTGGGTGAAGTCGGTGGTGGCAACACTATCCGTAACGGTCAAATCGGTAACGTCTATGGCGTTATGGTTTACGTTTCTACCAACTGCGAGACTGCCACTGGCGATGCTCGTATCGGTATGATGTTCCACAAGGATGCCTTTGTGTTGGCTGAGCAAATGGGCGTACGCTCACAGACTCAGTACAAGCAAGAGTACTTGGGTACATTGTTCACCTCTGACATGCTGTATGGCGTGAAAGAGTTGCGTGATGAGGCTGCTGTTGCAATCGCAATGTCTGCCTAATTAGGCTAAGGGGACTCTCTTCGGAGGGTTCCCTCTTTTGTTAAAGGGCTTTCTTGTAGAGTCTTTCAACAAAGGAACAAGGAGAAAACATGGCTATTTATCGTGGGCCGGGAGGTAGTGGCGATGCTACCAATGATGCTTCCATAGCGGCTGTAACAGCCCTTACAATACGTGCTGAAGATGCTGCTACTGCGGCAGGTCTAAGTGAAACTGCTGCTGCTGGCTCGGCTGGTACTGCCGCCACAGATGCCGCTGCCGCTGCTCAAGCGGTCATAGACGCTGCTGATGCCTCTAGGCTTACCGCAGGTACAACCACCACAGGAAACCCCGGCACAAGCGCTTCTGTGGCTATTACAGGCGATGCTGGTGAGCAGGTAGTAGCTTTTACAATCCCTCGTGGTGATGTGGGCGCTACTGGTGCTACAGGTGCTCAGGGCATCCAAGGTATTCAGGGTGTTAAAGGTGAGACAGGCGATACAGGCCCTCAAGGAATACAAGGTGAAACAGGTGCTCAAGGCATACAGGGCATCCAAGGTATTCAGGGCATCCAAGGTATCCAAGGGGAAACTGGTGATACAGGCCCACAGGGTGCGCAAGGCATCCAAGGTATCCAAGGTATTCAGGGTGAGACAGGGGCAACAGGCGCTGGTGTTAATGTTGGCGGGACGACTGGTCAGGTTTTAACCAAAGCAAGTGCTACTGACTACGATACCGAGTGGACTACTATTGATGCTTTACCAGACCAAACAGGTAACAGTGGTAAGTATTTAACCACAGATGGTACTGATGCTTCTTGGGCTGTGGTGAATGTAACCCCTGCTCTGGATGATCTAAGTGATGTTACCATTACAACGCCTAGTAGCGGCGAGGGTATTGTCTACAACGGCTCTGCTTGGGTTAATGGTACAGTGGGTGGCAACACAACTACTAGCGGCTTGTACGAGATGGCTAACACTATCTCTACCAACTACACCATTGGCACAGGCAACAACGCAATTAGCGCTGGCCCAATCACAGTGGCTTCAGGCGTATCAGTAACAGTACCAAGCGGCTCTCGCTGGGCTGTTGTTTAAGGGGTTTATATGAGCGTAGTAATTAACGGTGATGGGTTTATCACAGGCTCTGCTGGTGTGGGTAAGGGAGGCTCTGGGACTAACGTGGCTTTCTATGAGACCGACCAGAGCATTACAGCTGATTACACCATCGGCACAAACAAGAATGCACTGAGCATTGGTGATATAACCATTGACACAGGCATTACAGTGACCATTCCCACAGGTTCAGTCTGGAGTATTGTATGAGTACGTTACGGGTTAACACACTTCAGGATGCCACAGGAAACAACCAACCAGCAATGCCGGGTGCGGCTAAGGCGTGGGTTAACTTCAATGGCACAGGGACGGTGGCTATTCGTGCGGCGTTTAATGTGAGTAGCGTTACGGATGGTGGAACAGGGGACTACACGGTTAACTTTAATACTGCTATGGTAGACGCTAACTATTCTGATGTTATTACTATATCTGATATTTCAAGCAACATTGGTTCAATAAGACGGTCTTCTGCCTCCGTAGGTTCTCCTAGTACAACTACACGAAGGTTTCAATGTTTTAATGCAGCTAGCTATGCTGACCAAGAATTTGTTTCAGTCGCAGTCTTCCGCTAAGAGGTCAATATGTCAACATTAAAAACAAACACAATTAAAAACACTGATGACGTTGAGATGTACCTAGCGAAGGCTTGGGTGAACTTCAACGGTACAGGAACTGTGGCGATTAGGGCGGCAGGGAATGTGTCGAGTATTACGGATAATGGAACAGGAACCTACACTGTTAATTTTACAACATCTATGCCAGATATAAATTTTGGAGCTTCTTCTTTTCTTACTGATGATGGAGTCACCAATCGTGCGATTAACGAACAAGGCCCATTTGGAACGTATAGAACTACATCTAGCATACGGGTAACAGCGCACAATACCAATGCTTCTGGTTCTGTAGACGCACAAGGTGTTTACGTCGCCATCTTCCGCTAAAGGGTACATATGTCAACACTAAAACTAGACACACTAAGTAACAAAGCGGGAACAGCATCTGTACCTAGCGACACAATTGTTAGCGGCACTGCAAAGGCGTGGGTTAACTTCAACGGGAATGGCACTGTTGCTATTCGCAGGGCTTTCAATGTTAGCAGTATTACGGATATAGGTACTGGACTTTATTTTGTTAACTTCACAAATGCAATGCCTGACGCTAACTATGCGGCTGGGGTTTTTGGCGGTGATGTTGATAATCAAGGGGCTTACGACAATACACTTATTACAACTAGCTACCAAACATCTACTTCTGTACGACTTGTTACACGAAACGTGCAAGCGGCAGGGTCTGCAACTAGCGATGTTCGGATGGCATCAGTCGCCATCTTCAGTTAATTTTAAAAGGAGTTCATTATGGACAACAAACGAGTAATTTACCCAACAGATGACGGCGGTGTTGCTGTTGTCGTACCAGCCCCCGGCGCAACCGAGGAGCAGGTTTTAAAGGCAGTACCAGCAGGTAAGGCTTACAAGATAGTCGATGTGGCAGATGTGCCTAGCGACCGTACATTCCGCAACGCATGGGAGTATTCAGCATGATTACAGTTAACGTAGATAAAGCCAAGGGCATTGCCCACGAAGTTCGCCGTGCCAAGCGCACCGAAGAATTTGCACCATTGGACGTGAAGGCTACTATTCCCTCTGAGGCTACAGCGGCTGAGGAAGCCCGTGCCGCCATTCGTGCTAAGTATGCAACCATTCAGGCAGACATTGATGCGGCGGCTGATGTTGCCACATTGAAGACCATTGTTGAGGGGCTGTAATGTCTAAGGTCGTTATTGCTGGTAATGCCAGCGGAACAGGTGTTTATACTCTTGAAGCCCCTAACGGCAATACCGACCGAACATTGGTGTTGCCTGATGAAGCGGGGACAATCATTACTACGGCAGGTGTGCCAGCGTCAGCGATGCCAGCGGGGAGTGTGATTCAGGTTGTGCATATAGACTACTCAACACCATCATCTTTTACAGTCCCATCCAATATTGAAGAATCTGTTGCTACTGGATTAACAGCTTCAATTACACCAGTTAGCACAAATTCAAAAATATATGTGCTTTGTAGTGCAAATATGTCTCCCACAGACACTGCAACAGTTGTTAAAGGGCTTGTACAAAGAACGGGAGATTCAACGTCAAACAGCACACTTTCTGGGTCAATAAACAATTCGTCATGGTCTTCTGTTGTTTATGATGATGCCACTAATTTTATGTACCCTAATACAACAATTCTTTGGTTAGATAGCCCCAACACAACATCACAAACTACGTATACATTTAGAATCGGTGGGAATACTCCATCAGCTTTTGTTAAGCTTAACGAACAACAAAATTATGTGGGTTGGGGTGGTGTTTCGTATATAACGCTTATGGAGATTGCAGGATGAATCATAAAGCAGTTTATTTTTTGTACTCAGAAGTTGTTTCTGTTGTTGGGGATAACGCATTTGACGCACAGGGTAATCAAATCACTATTGACATAGATGCTGTTAACGCTTGGGTTGACCCTGAGCAATACAAGTTTGACCGTGCATCCGCATACCCAAGCATCGCTGACCAGCTAGACAAAATCTACCACAGTGGTATTGACGCTTGGAAGGCTCAGATTGCCGCAGTGAAACAGGAGTATCCAAAGCCATGAGCAGTATTAGCGTAAACACAATTACAGATGCCTCTGGCGGTACAACCACGAGCATCAACGGTCTTACCCCTACCGTGTCTAACATGGCTGGCAGGAACCGCATCATCAACGGAGATATGCGGATTGACCAGAGGAACGC